TTTAGATAATGCCATCTGAATGTTTTGCTCTAACTGAGCTTTCTCTTCTTCATCAGGAGCAACTTCTATAAATATACCGAAGTCATATATATATAAATCATTTATCTCCTCCAGGATTCCAACATTATATTTACCTATCTGCATTTTAAACTCTTCCTTGAATTCTGCATATTGTAGAATATCGGCAACTCTAATAGATAGAGCTTCGGCTAATGTTTGAGTAATGTATAAACTACCTTGTAAAATATGTCTAGTTGCTGTATTTGAATTTAATGCTGCTAATTTTTGAACACCTACTAACGCATAAGGATCTGGCTTAGTTCCATCCCTAGCTTCATTTAATCCAGTAACGCCCCTTAACATATCCATATAATGGTTGTAAGTACCCACTAAACTATTTATTTTTCCTTGACCACTACTAGCTGTTAATTGCTGTATTGGCACCCTGGCGTTATTAAACTCGCCATCTTGAGTATAGCTTCTTCCTATTACAGAACCTGTTTGAAAATACAATCTTAATGCGTCTTGTGGATTATAAGCATTTCCTGTTCCTAAATCAACTTCATTCAACCCATCTGCGTCAATGAATACACCATCTGGCACTGTCCTCGCAATTACTTGTTGTAGTTTTAAGTGAGTCATTTGTATTAAATCAGCAAATGTGATCATACGTCTCACTAAAGATTCTATAATTCCTTTATACATTCTTGGAGCACAAGCAACGTAATTAGGCATAGCGTGTTGAGAAGCGGATTGAGGCCTAACCATATTTTCCATTTTTTTCCACTGAAGGACAATATTTGTACCCATTACCATAACGCCCTCATACCAGACATCAATTTTCTTTTCAACTTTTTCAAAGTTACCTTCTTCCATCATCTCTTCTGGAGGGTTAAACTCATCGTTTTTCTCAATAACCCTAGCGCCGCCCCCGTCTAATTTTTTCTTTTTGTATACTATTGAATTTGTAGTTTTATAGTTAAAGTACAACAGCGTTGCTGTGTCTCTATAAAATACACTGTTTTCATAAAACTGAGCTACATTGTAATAATCATACCAAGCTTGACTGTATTTTGCTATCTCCTCTAAATCTTCATTTGTTAATGTAGGGTCTATTTTAGGAAGCTCAGTCATTGGAACAGTTTTTATTTCACCCCAATAAAAACAATCTTTGAAATAAGGATCTTCAGTATAACTATACACTACATTTGCAGGATCTACATAATCTATTTTTACACCCTCACCTGGTAAAAAATATTGTTTAGTGATTCCAACGCCTAATACTGTAATATCATAATCAACACGTCTTCTAGTATGTGAATAATGATTTTCTTCAAACAAAGTATTTATAGCTTCTTCTTCAGCTATCTCTATCCCCGGCTTGTAATTTAATTGCATATACAACGCCAGCTCTTCATCATTATTGGGAAGCTCATCGGGATCAGTAGCAAAAGGATTTACTCCAAAGCCTTTTTGTATTTGGGAAAGTATAGGTTTGGCAACCATATCTGATTCGATCATGTCTTGGAAGGAAGATCTTTTTTCTGCAGACAAAGCATCTTGAGCATACGCTTGAACTTTAAATAATCTGTCTGACATGCCATTTACAACAATGTCTACAAACTTGGGAATAATAGGAACTGGAGTCCAATCTAAGTTTAAGTAACTTAAATCTCCATCAATTGCTAATTCATTTTTATATTTCTGAACTGACTGTTCGCCTCTAGCATAAAGTCGTAGTCTATGGTAATCTCTCCATTGAGAATAAAACCTACAAGTGCTACTATCTTTACGAAACCATTCGTACTGAATTGCCTGTCCAATTTGCAATCCATACTCTACTGTATCTTTTTCACTATCAGAAACAAATAAATCCGGAAACCCAACTGGGTTTATATCAATTTTAACATCTACCATTAATTGCGTATTTCGCTATATAATCCTTTATTATTATACCTTGCAAAGTTAATCTTTATTTTTGACTCTTTTTTTTGTGGTGTATATAAGTGCTTTTGATTAGCCATAATAGCCAACCCAGAACTAATAGTCGCATCAAACTTAGTTCGGTTATTAATATTGAACCTTGCCCAATCCTCTAAAGTTCGGTTAAAATACATAGAGCCCATATCTAATTTTTCCCTAAACATACCATCCATATCCATTCCTACATGTTTCTCTATATAACTTTCAATCGCACTTGCGTGAGCTTGTTTTACTTCTTCAGAAGAATTAGGTATTCCTCCTATTTCTTTTTCAGATTTAGAAAGTTTATTAAATATTTTATCTGGTCGATTCATGCAGTATTTTCTATACCCCCTATTTTTAAAATGGTACAGCAATCTCGGTTTATTATTTTCTACTAATATAGGCATTCCATAAAAAACACAAGCCATTAAAACATCTTCAAAAAACAATTCTGCTGTTTGAGGCCTAGCTACGTATTCTAAAAAGAATTCATTACTAGGAGCGTTATCCATGTTAAATTTAGTTAATCCATGTAAAGCGCCGTTTGATCCTCCACCGCCAACTGTTCCGGATATGTCATAGGAATCACAACCAAAACTACCTAAGTGTTCGTTACCTGGAAGATACTTTCCATTTTGATTTACCCTACAGTTTTGTAAGTTTTTTTCTGGTATCCATGATACTAAAAATCTACCCCTGTTGTCAGGTGACCAAACCACCTTAGTATCTTTTATTCCATCTTTCCAACTAAATCTACCTCTTGTTAAATAATGCTCTTTAATTAAAGAATCATTGTAATCAATTTGCTGATAAATTTTAGTTAGGTTAAACAAAGATTGTTTACTCTCATCTCTAAAGGCATGAGAATCTGTTCTTGGAAACTGCCTGTAAAATTCATTTAATACGTCTGGATCCTTCTTCAATGACTCCACTTCATTTTCCCAATAATTTAATGCGCCTTGATATATTAATTCACCATCCGAACCCTCTATCCCTGTATCAGGTGTGTTAAATACCGGCATACCATACTTATCTATGTAGCCTTCAAAGTTCCATTCCATAGGTATAAACAAATTATATAATCCACTTTTGGTTTGACCGTTTTGATTTCTTTTAGTTACATCAGAATTGTAGAATAATTTTTTAAAATTTTCACCTCCCTTATCCAATGCATTTGAAGTAGAACCCATCATACATTTTCCTATAACTTTACTACCTAATCTTAAACAGGTTTTAGTAACATTCCAGTTATTTATAATATTGTCTGGCTTAAGCCATTTACCTGATTCATCATGAATTAGTAGTTTTAGTTTCTCACCATCATAACTATTATCTGCAGTATTTTTCCAGTCGATGGTTGTATCTAATCCCTCCAGTTCTTCATCTTCTGTTTCAAACATATTCTTTTTTGTTATCTTAGAAGCTGGCACCCTGTAAGCCAATTCTGTCTTGGGTCTATCCATACCATCTTGTATAGGTTTAAAAAAGAAAGGATAGTTATTAGATATAGGTACTACTTTGTCAGTAAACATTTTTTTTGCATCGGATCCTGTTTTAGATAGTATACCTACTCTTGCATCCTTGCTAATTGTAGCTGTATTAACAGCTTCACAAGACCCCATAAACGAAAAACCTGAACGTCTAATTTTAAGATAACACATTCCAAAGCTTCTTTTGTCCGCTTTACAAGCTTCCCAAAATATATAAAATATTCTATTAGCCTCTCTAAACTCTGGCTTTCCTATATCTATTTTAGTCCACTGTAAATACATGTAGTGTGTACCTGTTATATATGTAGGCACGCCCTTGTTGTAAAACCAAAACCCTTCCTCTCTTCTATCAAACTCAGACTCTATATAGTTTACCCATTCATTTTTAAATTCACTACTCATTTCATGCCATTGAAATATTGAATTGATTCGTGATAATGATTTGGGGTATTCAAAGGCAAGCCAATATTGATCGACTGATTTTTTTGAATTTTTATATATGTTTTTAGGTGCTTTAGGCAATCCTATTAGTAAACCATTTATATTATAAATTTCACCTATAGTTCCGTCTTTACTAATCACAACTAAATCGTGCTTGGGATTGTATCCATATTGCCAAGATTTATTTTGATTCATCTTAAGCATAGACTGCTTAGATATATGATTATCAACTACTTTGTATAATTTATTTTGACCTTCTTTCTGCAAACCCCTGTCTTGATTTTTCCTCTTCTTTTTCTACTCCGTTCAACAAATCTTTTTCTAATTCAATTCTAGTTAATATTTCAAACGCATCGAATATAGCTAGCTTTTTTGTAGCCGCTGCATTTTTTAATCTATCTGCCGCCAACTCATCATCTTTATCGTACTTAATTATATCTTCTTTAGCAACTTTAATAAGCTGAGCTACAGCCTCTCTTCCTGCGCTAATTATATCTAACTTTAAATCTTCTGATGACTTCATAATACCATAGTTATATTATTCCAAAACATCCTGTAGAGTTTCTCTCCATTTATGTAAAATGGATATTCGCATTCTGGCTCAAACACCACTTCATCATTTTCTTTTACGCCTAGTTTTGTCAATATAGGATTAGTGTATTTAACAATACCCACTAATGGCTCTTCTTCAACTGGCTTCATGATTATGGATTCACGAACTGAAACAGGTTTTATGAAACAATACTTTGAATGAGTTTTCCATTTATTATTTTTGCAATACATATAAAACTGATCATAGTCTATAAAAAACAAATCCTCTTTGAAAAAACTTCTACCACTTTTTTCCCTACCCTTCATGTCATAATATATCTTAAATACATTATGATGAACTAACAGAATATCCCCCTTGTCTATATCACCTTTGTAATTTAAAGGGGTGCTTACAACTTCTGCAAATCGGTTTGTAGCCGTGTGATCTT